CTGGGAGCTCGACCTCGACGACCTCGACCTCCTCCCGCACCCCGAAGCAGACGAGTGACCCATCCCACCCGGCACCACCGCGAACGGAGAGAATGACCGCCATGCGCTACGTCCCCGCGTTCAACCCGACGAGCTCACCGGTCCTCATCGACGGCGACGGCCGCCAGATCGCGGGCCGCGAGTGGGGCGTCGTCGACACCACCGCCATCGAGGTCGTCGGCGCGCCGGTCGGTTCCATCGAGAAGGTCGTCACCCACGACGCCGCCGGCGCCGAGGTCGTCACCGACCGCGTCCGCGACGAGCCCGCCATCGGCGCCGCCGAGGTCGGCGCGCTCGTCCTGCGCCCCGACCTCCTCGACCGCGACCTCGGCGAGGACTCCCCCGCCCACGCCGCCGTCTGCCAGGCCCGCGACGCCAACAAGCCCGCCAAGGCCCAGGGCGCCGCCAAGAAGGCCGCCGCACCCACCGAGGGCGGCGACACCCCGCCCGTCGACGAGACCCAGGAGTAGGCCCATGAAGCCCGCCGCCCCCGTCACCACGCTCGGCTACGCCCGGCCGGCACCCCCGCGGTCGCTCATCGGCCGCCTCATCGACCGGTTCCTCGTCCCGCTCGCCGCGCCGCTCATGCTGGCCATCCCGCTCGTCGCGTTCCTCGCGACCCGCCTCGCGGCCAGCGTCGTCGGCATCACCGTCCTCACCGGATCCCGGCCCGGCGTCGGGGAGAACGTCCGACCCGTCGGCACCACCGCTTTCTTCGTCATGCAGGCCGAGCGCGGCACCATCACCGGCGTCGAGGTCGTCCACTCCATGGCCGAGTACGTCGAGAAGCTCGGCAACCCGCTCACCACCTACGGCCAAGGCCGCCAGGTCGAAGCGTTCTTCAACGAGGGCGGCGACACCGCCGTCATCGCCCGCATCGTCGGCGCGGCCCGCACCTTCGGCACCCTCACCCTCGTCGACCGCGGCGGCGGCGGCGTCGACGACACCGTCGTCCTCACCGCGAAGACGCCCGGCGCATGGTCCGCCACCCTCACCGTCGAGGTCGCCGACGGCGCCATCGCCAACACCTTCCGCGTCTACCTGTACCTCGCCGGCGTCCTCGTCGAGAGCTACTTGGAGCAGGCCACCCCCGCCGCGTTCGTCACCGAGGTCAACGCCCGGTCCGCCTGGGTCACCGCCGTCGACGCCGCGAGCGCCAACGCGAGCCCGACCAACAACCCGCTCGTCATCGTCCCGACCGTCCTGTCGACCGGCACCGACGACCGCAACGCCATCGTCACCGGCACCTACACCGCCGCGCTCGCCCGGTTCACCATGAACCTCGGCACCGGCCTCGTCGCGATCCCCGGCCAGACGTCCACCAACGTCGGCGCCGCGTTGAAGGCCCACGCCCTCGCCTACGAGCGCGAGGTCGCCATGGCCCCCGCCGTCGCGCAGACCAAGGCCCAGGCCAAGACCGCCGCAACCGCGATGCGAGGAGCGAACGGCACCGGCGCCGAGGGCGCCGGCTTCTACTACCCCCACGTCCGGGTCCCCGACGGCTCCGGCGGCAACACCCTCATCTCCCCCGAGGGCTACATCGCCGGCGTCCGAGCTCGCACCATCCGCGACCACGGCATTTGGCAGCCCGCGGCCGGCGAGTTCGCCGCGGCCCGCTGGGTCATCGGCACCGAAGACGACCTCGCCCCCATGACCGACGCCGACGTCGACGACCTCGTCCGAGCTCGCGTCAACCCCATCCGTCACGTCTCGTCAATCGGCCCCGACACGCAGGCCGCGAGCGTCCGCAACTACGCCTACCGGTCGCTCTCCACCGACGAAACCGTCTTCCGCAACCTGACCGGCCGAGCGCTCCTCAACCTCATCGCCTCCCAGGTCCGCGCCGCGTTTGAGCCCTTCGTCCACCGCACCGTCGACGGCCGAGGCCACTTCTTCCACGACGCCCAGGAGGCCGCCGCCGCGATCATCGCCCCCATCGCCGACGCCGGCGGCATCACCCCCCAGGTCGTCGACGGCGTCGAGCTCGACCCGGGCTACACCATCGACACCAGCGCGGCCATCAACACCCCCGCGGTCCTCGGCTCCGGCCGCTTCAAGGGCAACATCGCCGTCCGCCCCGCCGGCTCCGCGGAGCTCATCGAGTTCACCGTCACCGCCGTCGCCCAGGCATCGGCCCTCTAGAAAGGTCCTCGACCGATGGCAGAAGACGACCGCTTCGCATCCCAACGGCAGTTCCTCGTCCGCTTCGACGGCATTGATGGCCTCTGGGCGACCGCGGAGGGCTCCGGCAAGACGGCCGACGTCTCCCGCGAGTTCGATGGCGGCGCCGTCGACGGCGACGTCATGACCGGCCCCGCGATCCCCAAGAACCTCCGGGTTTCCCGAGGGTTCCGGCCGGTCCGCGACTCCGCCACGCTCGCCCGAGCAGACCGCGAATGCGGCACCTGGCGGACCGTCGCATCGGTGCAGCCCACCGACCGCGACCTCGTCCCCCGCGGTCGAGCTCGCCGCGTCTCGGTCGTCCTCGTCGACTACGACCCGCCGCCCGTCGACGTCAACTCCGGCGAGACCGCCCGCTTGACCATGGATTGGGCCGTCGAGCGCGTCCTCCCCGCGTAGGGAAATCCCTACCGCACCCAGACCTATCCGCCCCCGGGGCGGCCGGACACACCAACATGAGGGCGCCCCGAGGCTCCGGCTTCGGGGCGCCCACGCGCCTATCCGAGGAGAACCTCCACCATGTCCGACGTCCCCACCTTCGGCGGCCAGCACGGCTCCGGCTCCGGTACCCCGCCAACGCCCCCTGACGGCACCCGCCCCGTCCCCGTCGTCGACCTTGGCCTCGACGACATCGAGCCCGCCCACGAGCTCGACACGCCCCTCGACGACGTCATCGCCGAGCTCACCCAGCCCGTCGCCGACGTCGAGCGCGTCGTCCCCGTCCGAGGACGCCCCGGCTGGGCCCTCATCGTCAACATCGACTTCCCCTTCGACGACTTGAAGCTCTGGCGCAAAAAGGCCACGACCAAGCCCGCCAAGGGAACCCGGCCCGCGGAAATCGACGAGCTCCGCGTCGCGTGCACCGTCCTCGCCGCGCGCACCGTCGGCCTCACCCGCAACGGCCAACCCATCCTCGCCGCCGGCGAGCCCGCCACGTTCGGCTCCGACGCGTTCCTCCGCGCCCTCGGCCAGGACCGCCCCATCGAGGCCGTCCGGGCCGTCTTCGGCCTCGACGGCCACGTCCTGGGCGCCGCCTCCTACATCGTCGACGAGGCCGGCTACGGCGAACAGGGCGACCCTGGCGACACCGTCGCGGACGAGCTCGGCGAGGACCCTACGACCCGCGGGTCGCGCGACTTCTCGGCCTAACCGGCCCAGAAGACAGCCCGATACCGCGGATCATCCGTAGCGCCGCCCGCGTCGCGTACACCTTCAAGCTCGACCCGCTCGTCGTCCTCGGCGGCGTCGCCGGCGCCCGCCGCGCCGAGCTCGCCCACCCTGGCGCCGCATGGTCCGTCCGCGGCGCCTGCCACGAGGTCATCATGGCGGACATGCGCGAGCAGGCCCGACGACGCCCCACGACCCCCGGGCCCCGCCAGTAGATGGCCGACGACCTCACCATCGTCGCCCGCCTCCGCGACGAGCTCACCGGCCCGCTCCGCCGCGTCCGCCGAGAGGTCGCCGACACCGCCCGCGTCGTCCGATCCCTGGGCCGCACCGGCGCCGAACGCAACCTCGTCGGCGCCGGGTCCGCCGCGTCGAAGTTCGGCGACAAGCTCCATTCCCTCGACCGCCGGCTCCGCACCTTCTCCACGAGCCTCACCACCCACGTCGCGAGCGGCCTCCGCACCGTCGGCACCCTCCTCGCCGGCGCGACCGCCGCCGGCGGCTTCTTCGCGGTCAAGACCGCGGCCAACATGGAGGTCGCCATGGCCGGCATCGAGGCCCTCACCGGGTCCGCCGCCGCCGCCGCCGACCTCTTCGACTACTTGAAGAGCCTCGACCCCAAAGCACCCTTCGACATCGGCCAACTCGCGCAGGCCGCGGTGTTCCTCGGCAACTCCGGCGTCGCCGCCGACAAGCTCCGCTCAGACCTCCAAGGCATCGTCGACGTCGCCGCGCTCGCCCCGGACCGCTTCGATGACATCTCCCGCGCCGTCGCCCAAATCAGGGGTTCCGGGTCGCTCCTCGCGCAGGACCTCAACCAGCTTGTCCAGGCCGGCGCCCCCGTCGAGAAGGCCCTCCAAAAGGCGTTCGGCATCTCCACCGCCGAGTTCCGCAACCGCGGCGACGGCGTCTCATTCTCGTCCGACGAGTTCCTCACCGCGCTCTTCGGGATCCGCGCTGGGACCGCCGAGAAGATCGCGACCGACACCTTTACCGGCCTCCTGTCCTCGGTGCGGTCGCGGGTCATGCTCACCCTCTCCGACAGCGGCCAAGACCTCCTGACCACGTTGAAGAAGAGCCTCCCCGACCTGGAAGGCACCCTCGGCCGAGTCCTCGCCGCGGTCGTCGCGCCGCTCACCAAGATCGCCGGCGTCGCGCTCCCCCTGCTCGTCCGCGGCCTCGACGCCGCCGCGCCGATCCTCGGCACCGTCGCCACCGGCTTTGAGAAGCTCGTCAACGCCGCCGCGCCCGCCTTGGCTGGCCTCGACGGCGTCGGCACCGAGCTCAACGCCAGCGTCGGCCGGTTCTTCGACGCGTTGGTCCCCGTCATGCCCGACCTCGTCGACTTCTTCGGGGCCATGGTCGGGCTCCTGCCCGCGTGGATCGACCTTCTCACCGCGCTCGTCCCGGTCCTGTCGCCGGTCCTCCGGGTCCTCACCGGCCTCCTCGGCCTCACGCCGGTCCGCGGGCTCCTCGTCGGCATCTTCACCGCCATGATGGCCTACAAGGCCGTCGCCGGCGTCGTGGGCGGCATCGTCAGCTTCGCGAACGCGCTCAACCTGCTCACCGCCGCCAAGCTCGGCGCCGCCGGCGTCCCCCTCGCCCCAGGTGTCGCCGGGCCGGTCCTCGCCGGCGGCGGCGGCCTCGGCGCCATCGGCAAGGGCCTCGGCATCGCCGGCGGCCTCGGCATGGTCGGCATGTCCACCGTCGACGCCGCCAACAACGGAACCTCATGGGGCAACGTCGCCGGCGCCGCCGCGGGCGGCGCGCTCGCCGGCGCGACCGTCGGCTCCATCTTCCCCGTCATCGGCACCGGCCTCGGCGCCGCCGCCGGCGGCATCATCGGCGGCGGCGCGTCGCTCATCGGCGGCATGTTCCACGACTCCTCACCGACCCCCGCCGCGCAGGCCGGCACCATGGTCGACGCCTCGGTCAACCTCCCGCCCGGCGCCATCGTCGTCTACGACCCCGCCAGCGACATCGACCTCCAACACGCCATCACCGACGGCATCACCGGCTACCAGCAGGAACGCACCGAGCGCGGCGTCAACGGCGCCTGGGGAGGATGAGC